CCAGCTAATATTAAGAAGAAATCAGTTAATCTCGCTAATCCAAACTGTGTTTTTTGTGCTAATCTTCTTACTGGAAATGTGAGTGCTCGTTGAATACGACTTTCTATTTGACTTTCTTTTCCTTCTCTTAATCCTTGCTCTGCAAGTATCGCTTCACGATTTTGTTTTGCTGCTTCTCTTTGTCTTTGTAGAGTGTCACTAACTGCTAAATTTTCTTGAATAGCAGCTAATGATCCATTTAATCCTGATACTTGTTGAGATATATTTGTTAACTGTGATGAAACGTTATTAAGTGCTAACGAATTTTGTGTTAATAAATTTGTGGTCTGTGAATCTGGTTGAGCTTGTACAGGTGCTTGACGACCACCAAAGATACCAGAAGAAACTGATCTTCTAATACCTCTAAGTCCTCCCGCTATCGGTGATTGTAGTCCTTGCTCCTCATCCATTATAGACTATTTTGTTGTTGTTGTGCTTTTAAGTTTTCCTCTTCAACATATTGCTGGAGTAGTGAAACATAAATTTCTCTCTCCCAAGGCATCATATTTTCAAGCTCCGTTAAACTATATTTATGGTGCTGCATCAAAGCAAAGTTTAATTTGTAGTATGACGCAAGATCTTCGTGAGCCATACTCACCCGAAAAAATTCTGTAGCCCCTCTAATACAATCTCACACTCTTTTTTAGTGTTTGGATTTGTTACCTTAACTGTATGAGACAGTTTTGGCATTGTTTCAAAGAATTTTTCTATTGCCTTGAACTGTTTAGAATCTAATTGTTCTAAAAAAGTTGATAATTCTTTTTTTGTACAATCAGCAGATGCCCAAGATTCCTCCTCTGAATAGACTTGATCAATACAAGATGCAATTAAATCAAATGTATCATCTACATTCATTTCAGTTGTAGTTGCAAAATTATTCTTAATAAATTCATTCAATGAAGGATATCTCATTCTCAATGTATACTGTTCATCGAGTTTGATATCTCTATCATGGTCATCACTTTTTTGAATTTTAATTGAGTCAATATTAATAAGAGCAGGAACTTGTGTTTTTCCATCATCTGGACAAGTTACCATAACTTCAATATCCTCCCCGACAGATTTACCTCGAATATTCAAAAACAAATATTCTATATCAAATGTTGATAATTTATCAACTTTTATTCCTTTAGTTAATATGCAATGAGTAATAACATTCTTAACTGCATTAGCAATCTGTTTAGTATCTTGAGATTCCATTGCTAAAATGAGAATCTTCTCCTCCTTTACTAAGAAAGGTCTAAACTTAATCTTTCTATTTGACGAAGGTAACACCAACTCATAAGTTGGAGTTGAAATGGTTGGTAAAGGCATAATAATTACTACACTTCAGTAAATTTATTTATAGGGGTTTTGCAAACCTATTTAATGTTAATCAGGTATTAAATTAATTGTACTCTGTACGGGGTTTCCACCAATTAATGATGTGAATTTTGCTGCTGGAGTCGCTAAATTAAGATATCTAAAAGTTGACCGTGCTGCCATCTCATTCAATTGATCATCTTTTAGAGATAATCCATTCTTTATTGCATTACCTCTTCCAAATCCTAAGTCATTATAAGCTTTTCTTAAATCCCTTGCAAGAGATGATGACTCACCACAAATGTAACGGTCATAACTAAATGAACAATTCGCTTTTAAAACTTGTGAATTTCCATACTGAACACGAACAGAATTAAGAGATAAAGGAAATAGTCCAATAAACCTATACTCTAAAAATTTTTGATGATCTCTTTCAAATTTAACAATTGTTGTGTCATTTGATTTATAGTCTTTTGGATAATTTAATTGAAAATAGTATGTATCATTACCAGGATCAACTTGATTACCACCTGTAATATACTCCATCCAATGCTCAAGAAATTTCATTGTCTTGTATTCATTGTCAACATAAAATTCAAAATTAACTTGAGTAAAATTACGAGTATGTGCAAATCTCTCAACCATACCCTGATAATCACCTGTAATATTCTGTGATGCTAACGCACTGCCTGGCAAAGCAGCATTATAACATAACAATCCTACATTATCCGCAATAAATCTACTATCAATGCCCTTTCTTCTTAAGTGATTTCTTAATCCACTTGGTGGTAATGTAAATCTAACAAAATAATCTGATGTCTGAGCTACATTCTGTATCTTAGGCATTATATCTGATATTCTTCTCGGTCTTGGTGCTGGCACTCTAAATACTTCTATAGTATAGTTATTTAGATGGCTTATAAGGGAAAATACTATCCTTCATTTCCCAGAAAGTACAAAGGTGATCCAACTAATATTATTTACAGGTCACTTTGGGAAAGAAAGTTTATGGTATATTGTGATAAAAATACAAAGATATTGGAGTGGGGTAGTGAAGAAATAGCATTACCATATCGTTCTCCACATGACAATCGCATTCATAGATATTTTCCAGATTTTTATATCAAAGTTCAAGAGAACACAGGTAAAATAAAAAGATACCTAATTGAAGTGAAACCACTAAAGCAAACAACAAAACCAAAAAAACCAAAACGACAAACAAAGGGTTACATTCGTGAAGCGTTTGAATATGCAAGAAATCAAGCAAAATGGAAAGCAGCAAGAGAATACTGTGCTGACCGAATGTGGGAATTTAAAGTAATAACAGAAAAAGAGTTAGACATATGAGTAGATTAGATCCTATAATGAAAAATCTCGTTGGTAATGAAAGTCCTGATGATTTAGCTACTGATATATTAGGTGTACTGACTGAAGGAAGTAATGTTCCACAAGCAGGAAATTTTTATGTTTTTGTATATCGTGCAAAAACACCTGGTATCGCATATGATTCACATCCCCTCGTTGCAGTGACTGATGTTTTCCAATGGGGATTCAAAGGATTAAACTATCACTGGGGAGAAATGAGGCAATATACCTTCCCAGAAGTGATTGGTGGACTATATCAAGTTGACGAAATGGAGTTAAGAGATTTAAGAACATTACCTTTTGTCAAAATCGTACTAAATAGTTAAAAAACAAGGTCGATATGGGCAGTAGGAATAGATTTAAGAATAGACTTCAAAAAACTAACGACAATAATCTATCTAGAAAAGAATTAATAAAAAAATATGGATTATCTACTTTTAGAGAAGATCCACAGGAACAAGCTGCCTTAAACGCATCAAAACCATCACCAGATTTCTCAAAAGATCCAAAATATGCAAGCACTGGCGGACCAAATGGAAATAAGTTTATAGGAGAAACAAATACAACTGGAGGCACGGGTTCAAAAACTGAAACTACTCCTCGAAGACAAAATTTTAAAATGAGATTAGGATATCCTCTTGCAAGAGGACCTGGTGAAAAAACTGGTGATACATTACTAATTAAGTGTGTTGAATATCAAGCACCCGAAGGTGGAGTAGGTGGTCTTGGATTATCAGGTATTAGAGAAACTGGAGTTGTAACTGCAGTGAATGGTGGTAAATTCAAAGGTCAAGATGTAGTGCACGGTCAAATAGTAACAACAGGTTATAAGAATGTACAAATGAATGTAACTGATGCAAATAGTCGTATGAGTCGAAATCAAAACATCAAGTACTATATTGAATTACCAATTCCTCAAGAGGTAAGTGACTCAAATACGGTGACTTGGGGTGAAGATCAAATGAATATATTCCAACTTGCAGGAATTACCGCTGCAAGTAGAGCTTTAGATGATGCAAGTGGTACATTTCAACAAGCATTAGATTTTATACAAAAAGGTATCAAGTTTGATGGATTTGATGAAGGTACACAAAATGCAATTAGAAATGCGATAAGTGGTAAAGCGATTGACGCACTTGGTGGTAATGTCAATATGTCTAGTGTTATAGCTAGAACTACTGGTCAGGTATTAAATTCAAACCTTGAATTATTGTTTGGTGGTGTTAATCTTAGATCTTTCCCTTTTAGTGTTACATTTACTCCAAGATATTATGAAGAGATGTTAGAAGTTAAACAAATAATAAGGCAATTAAAAAGTTCAATGAACGCAAAAGGAAAAACAATGTCTGCTGGTTCAGCATCAGGTGCATTTCTTAAATCCCCAGATGTTTTTTCACTTCGATATCTACATAATGGACAAGATCATCCATTCCTTAATCAATTTAAAATGTGTGCTTTGACAGGGATGAGTGTCAATTATACAAACGCTGGAACTTATGCAAGTTATGAAGATGGTTCACCTGTAAGTATAAGATTGAATATGACATTTAAAGAACTCAATCCTATCTACTCTGAGGACTATGATGGTATGGGTGAATCAGATGGAGTTGGATTCTAATGGGATATTTTAGAGAATTACCTAATATTGCTTATCAGTCTCCACTGACTCATAAGAACTCATCAAGAGATTTTATTGTAATTAAAAATATATTTCGTAGAACAAAACTTTTTGATTTTCTCGAAGAAAATGTTTCATTATTAGATAAATTTACAATCGGTGATGGTGATCGTCCTGATATGATTGCAGAAGAATTGTATGGAGATCCAACACTTGACTATGTTGTTATATTAGTCGCTGGAATTATTAATATAAATCACGAATGGCCACTTCAAGACTAT